GAAGAAAGACGTAGAAGAAAAGTTAGAAAACTGGACTTTGAAGTGCGATAATATTATTTAAATATGTTACTTTCTTAATATTTTCTTCAACACTGTTACGATATGAACACTTTGTTGACACTTTTGAACTATTGACTAGTATAGCTAGTAAGTATCTTGATATAGTCAAATGGATCAGCACACCTATAATAACTGGGTGAAGATCAAGGCGACCTTCGAAGAGTCTGGTAATACAGACAATATGTTTTACAAAAGGGCTTGCGAAATCGTAAAGACCCGACGAGACCCTCTAGCAAAGTTTCTTGGTGATGAAAAATGAGTGATGACCGTTCTATTACAAAGCAAGAGTGTCAGGAGATGATTGATGCTGCCATACGCCGTCACAATCGGAATGCTTCGATTATTAGTATGTGTGTTGGTTGGGTTGTTCTTGCACTTTTTGCTGAAGGTCTGCTTCGACTTATTGGAGTAATACCACCTTTATTCCCATGGTTGAACATCACATTATAGAGTGGATAGGTGTTATCACCTTATTTCTTTTCGGTATCACTATGATTTGTCAAGGACATTTCATTTATCACGGAAAGCGTGGTTATAGACACTCTGAACGTGAAAAAGAAAAAATGAGTAATGCTCGCAAACAAGTAGAGGATTTATTCAAAAACAAATGACCGAAGAAGACTACGAAAAGTTACAAGAAAAAGTTCAAGAATTGAGAATGCAGTATTTGTTTGAAGAACCTTGTCCTCTCTATGAGGAGATTGATGATGAATTGGACTGAATTTATTGAGTTTATTTCCAGTATCTTATATCTTTATATTGCCTGGTTAAGTGGAATCTTAATTGGATACCTTATTGGCAAAAGAGATGGAGGAGATTTCTGAACAACTACATAGAGCAATGGAGTTAATTAAATGAACAGATTCGATCAATTTACGGAAGAAGAGAAAAGAAAACTTGCAGAAGCAATTTGGCGTCGTCAAAGATGCTTTATTGCTGGTGATAAACAGTTCAATGAGTATGGAAAAATACTTGATGAAATTCTTGAAGGATTAGAATATGTTCCAGGGAGAATTATATGAAAGTAGGTCTTATCGGATTAGGTAAGATTGGCGAAAGTATTTCGCGCCGTATGGTCAATAAAGGATATGAAGTCTGGGGATATAGGAACAACTATGAAAAAGCTTGTGAACAATATGAAGCGGGTTATATCAGTGGATGTACCACTTCTCTGGAAGTGCTTGTTGAAGTGATTCATAATCATAAATTTATTTCTGATAAGAAACCAGGAATTTTTATGATGTCTGTACCAACAGAAAATGTAGAGGACACATTCAATGAATTACTACGATTATGTCGTCAAGGCGATATTGTTATTAATTATGGCAATAGCAGTATTGCGGACTGGTGGGAAAGAGAAGAATTCTCTGCAAAATTGGGCATCGCATATCTTGACTGTGATATTAATCGTGATGTTTATGATATGGACGGTGGATACAACTTTATGGTTAGGGGCGGAAATACTGCAATCGCCACTTGTAAAGGCATTTTTCATACACTCGGACGGTGGAACTATACCACCAAACATTCATCTATAATCTAATGGAACATTTGTTAGGAAAAGCACTCATTATAGTTGCAATACCTTTTGTAGTTGCTACAATTTATTTCGGTTCAAAGAAGGGGCACTACTATGAATCCGAACAATATAAGGGTAATGGAACCGCACACTAGGCAAAAATTTCATTTTGCCTGGTCTTCATTTTCAAGAATATATGGCGTAACACACGTCACCACACCAATGGTAGATTTCTGTTATGATTGGGCACTTACAGAGGAAGTAGCACCACTCGATTGTTTAAATCACGTCGATAGATACTTTAGAGAACTATGGACAAAATCACAGAATTAAAAAGAGAAAATAGGTGGCTCAAGGAAGAGATTAGGCGATTGAGACATCAGTTGTCTATGAGGGAAGAAAAGGAGTGGGCACATCCGAATTCTTGTGTTCACAATACCGACCCCTGGAAAACATGGAAGTCCAACTAGGAATTCTATTTT